TGTTCGTCGCTTGTTCCTCACAATTGAACAAGCACTTCAAAGAGCTGCTCAAGCACAGTTATTTGAATTGAATGATGAGATTACAAGAGCGAACTTCAAGAATATTGTTGAACCATATCTCCGCGATGTTCAAGCTAAGAGAGGTCTTTATGGATTCCTAGTTGTTTGTGATACAACAAATAACACACCGGATGTAATTGATAATAATGAATTTAGAGCGGACATCTTCTTAAAACCAGCCAAGTCAATTAACTATGTAACTCTTACTTTTGTTGCTACCAGAACTGGGGTAAGTTTTGAAGAAGTCGCTGGAACTGTTTGATCAATATTCAATAAACAATCTAAGGAGGTAACTAATCATGGCAAGACTAAAAACAATCTCACAATTCAAAAGCGCACTAAAAGGGGGTGGAGCACGTCCTAATCTATTCGAGGTTGAGCTGACAACTCTTCCTACAGGAATAAGTTGGGACGCAGATACTTTCAAATATTTGTGTAAAGCAGCTGCTATCCCAGCATCAAATATTGCAGAAATTGGTGTTCCTTTTAGAGGAAGAACTTTCAAAGTTGCTGGAGACAGAACGATTGATAACTGGACGGTTACAATTATTAATGATGAGGACTTTAAGTTAAGAAGAGCATTTGAATCTTGGACTGAGTTGGTTGCTAGATTGGATAATAATCTTGGGGCAACAAATCCAGGAGCATATATGAGTAATGCTACTGTCTATCAACTTGGAAGAGGTTCTTCTGTTAATAGTACAACAAATGCTGGTGAAGATAGTTCCATTCTTGCCGCATATCAGTTTATTGATATTTTCCCAACTAATGTTTCAAATATAGACCTTTCCTATGATAGCAGTGATACTATTGAGGAATTCACTGTAGAGTTCCAAGTTCAATCTTATGAAATAATTAGTGGAACTACTGCGACTAAGGCATAATAAATATATAAAAGGTTTAGTAAAATAAATTATGGCAAAATTGTTTGGATTTTCTATTGAAGATGATGAACCACAATCTTCAGGTGTGGTCAGTCCTGTTCCTCCCAATAGTGAGGACTCTTCTGACCACTATCTGAGTAGTGGTTTTTTTGGTTCATACGTAGATATTGAGGGTGTATATAGAACAGAATTTGATTTAATCAAAAGATATCGGGAAATGGCGCTTCACCCAGAATGTGATAGTGCGATTGAAGATATTGTAAATGAAGCAATAGTTTCAGACTCGGATGATACGCCGGTACAAATAGAATTGTCAAATCTTAATGCAAGTGATGGTATAAAGAAAAAAATAAGAAATGAATTTAAGTATATACTATCTCTTTTAGATTTTGATAAAAAATCCCATGAAATTTATAGAAATTGGTATATTGATGGGAGAATATTCTATCATAAAATAATAGACTTAAAAAATCCACACGAAGGTATTAAAGAACTTCGATATATTGACTCACTAAAAATAAGATATATAAGACAAGAAAAGAAAAAGGAAGGAAATAAAAATAGAATTCTCGGAACAAATTCAGACGATCCGATGGATTTTATATTCCCCGAAATTGAGGAATATTTTTTATATAACCCAAAATCAAACTACCCAACAGGGAATCCTTCTTCGCTAGGAGGATCTGCTGGCATTAAAATTTCTAAAGATTCTATTACTTATTGCACTTCTGGTCTTGTAGATAGAAATAAGGGTTCAACTCTTTCATATTTACATAAAGCAATTAAATCTCTCAATCAACTTCGCATGATTGAAGATTCTCTAGTAATTTATAGACTATCTCGTGCCCCAGAACGTAGAATTTTCTATATTGATGTTGGAAATCTTCCTAAGGTAAAGGCAGAACAATATCTTAGAGATGTTATGATGCGTTATCGTAACAAACTTGTATATGATGCAAGCACTGGCGAGATTAGAGATGATAAAAAATTCATGTCAATGCTTGAAGACTTTTGGTTACCTAGAAGAGAAGGTGGAAGAGGAACTGAAATCTCAACTCTTCCAGGTGGACAAAATCTTGGAGAAATTACGGATATTGAATATTTTAAGAAAAAACTATATCGCTCATTAAATGTTCCACCATCTAGAATGGATGGTGAAGGTGGATTTAATTTAGGAAGATCCTCAGAAATATTGCGAGATGAAGTTAAGTTTAGTAAATTCGTTTCACGTCTAAGAAAAAGATTTTCTTATATGTTTCACGACATGCTCAAAACACAACTAATTCTCAAAAATATAATAACTCCAGAAGACTGGAGTGCTATGGAAGAACATATTCAATATGATTTCTTGTACGATAATCACTTTGCAGAATTAAAAGAATCAGAATTATTGAATGAGAGATTGAGTATGGTTCAGACAGCAGAACCCTACATTGGGAAGTATTTTTCTCAAGATTATGTAAGAAGAAAAATACTTCGCCAAACAGATCAAGAAATATTAGAGCAAGATGAGTTAATTGAAAAAGAGATTAAAGATGGAATAATTGCGGATCCAAATGCAATGGCAGAAATGGAAATGGGTGGTGGAGAAGTTGAGCAGGCACCACCAATGGATCTTGGTCAACCAGTTATGGAACCTGAGATAGATACTTCTTCAACAAATATTCAAACAAAACCAATAGAATTACCTAAAGGCGGAGAAATATAATAAATAAAAAAGATTACATATGAGGGTTAACAATGAATGATCTTATGGATATGATTCTCGACGATGAATCTCCTTCTCAAATTAGTGATAAAATTAAAGAATTATTATTTGCAAAGGCATCGGAAAAAGTTGATGAGTTTAGACCTGCAGTATCTGCAAAGATGTTCTCTGATGAAAATGATGAAAACGATGAGGAGTGATAAATAATAAATAGATTATTTGTCATAAAAAAATGCAAAGAACAAGAGTTATTGAAACTGAAGTTTCAATAGGAAATAGTGCAGGTGCAGCTACAAGTATTGGTAGTGCAACTTGCGTTAGACTTCATAATGATACTTCTGGAATTGTTACTGTTGGAATTTCTACTGTAGTCGGTGCCGCATCAACAATATATTTTTCTATGCCAGGATATTCTGTTGAGTTTTTAGAAAAATTCCCTTCAGATGTCGTTTGGGCATCATCATCAATCAAAGCATCAAAAGTAGGATTTACCAACTAAAAAAATGAAACTAATCACGGAAGAAATCGAATCAGTACAAGTAATTACCGAAGAGGTAAAAGGCAAAAAAATTCTTTACATACAAGGACCATTTTTGCAAGCAGAATGCATAAACAGAAATAATAGAAGATATCCTCTATCCATCATGGAGAAAGAGGTTAAGAGATATACCGAAAATTATGTAAATAAAGGAAGAGCTTTGGGGGAGTTGGGACATCCAGATGGTCCCACAGTAAATCTAGACAGAGTTTCTCACAAAATCGTTTCTCTCACTCAAGAGGGAAATACTTTTGTAGGTAAGGCACAAATTTTATCTACCCCTATGGGCAAAATTGCAGAATCTTTGCTAAAAGAAGGTGTTACTTTAGGAGTTTCTTCTAGAGGTATTGGATCATTGAGACAAACCAGAGAAGGTTTTAATGAAGTTGGTGAAGATTTTATGCTTGCAACTGCTGCAGATATTGTTGCAGACCCATCTGCACCAGATGCCTTTGTTCAAGGAATTATGGAAGGAAAGGAATGGGTTTGGGATGGTGGAGTTCTTCGTGAGAAGTTAGCAGAAAAAACAAAAAATGAAATAAATACACTTGTTAATCAAGGTATTCTTGAAGATTATAAATTATCACTTTTTAATGAATTTTTAAATTCTTTGTAATTTATTAATTTATAAATAAATATAGTTCAAAACAGTAAGGTTAATCGGAGAGTTCAAATGTCTCGTGGAGATTTACAAGAAATGGAAGTAGGCACAAAGCAATCCAAATCTGCCGTCAATGCAAACGCAAAGCCAGCAGATCCTATGCAGCGTTTAACTACAGGTATTCCTGACGGTCAGAGTGGAAGTTGGGAAGATTTGGGTGGTCCAGATCCAGAAAATTATCGTCCCGATGACGATTCTGCAAAGCTTAAGACTCCAGGAGAAACTCTTAAGCAAGTTAAAGATGTTGTTAATAAGGGAGCTAAACCTGCAGATTCAATGAAGGGTCTCCACAAAGAAGAAGAAGAAGTTGAAACTGATAACTTTATCGAAGAAGAAAATTTAGAAGTTAACGAATCAGAAATGGAATTAGAAGAAGTTCAAGAATCTTCAGAAGAAGAAACTGTTGCCGAACTTTCTGAAGAAGATAATGAAGAAGATAATGAAGAAGGTGATGAAGAAGTTGTTGAAGAGCAGTATGATATTGAAGAAGATGTTAATGCTCTTCTAGAAGGAGAAGAGTTATCTGAAGAATTCCAAGAGAAGGCACGTATTATTTTTGAGAGTGCATTAAATTCTAAAGTATCTCAGATTAAAGAAGATTTGGAAGAAAAATACTCCCAAGCTTTAATCGAAGAAGTTCAAGAGATAAAAATTCATCTTTCCGAAAGAGTTGATGCATATCTAGAATATGTATCAAGTGAGTGGTTCACTGAGAACAAACTAGTTTTGGAAAATGGTCTTAAGACCGAAATGACAGAATCATTCCTAACAGGAATGAGAAGTCTTTTTGAAGAACATTATGTTTCAATCCCTGAAGATAAATACGATGTACTTGAGAGTATGGTAGAAAAACTTGATGAAATGGAGACAAAACTCAACGAGCAAATTGAGAAGAATGTTTCCCTAAACAAGCGTCTCGCAGAGTCGGTTGCTGAAGGAATCTTTGAACAGATTTCTAGTGGTCTTGCAGACACACAGAAAGACAAGCTCGCTTCACTTGCTGAAAGTGTTGAGTTTGAAAGTGAAGAAGAATATCGTGAAAAACTGGAGACTTTGAAGGAATCATATTTCCCTTCAAGAGTAGTTTCTCCATCTGCTAAAACTGAAACTTTGTCTGAAGGTGTAGATATTTCTTCGGAAAATATTTCCGATTCTATGTCTGCATATTTAAGAACTCTTTCAACATTTAGCAAATAATTGAATTTAATATAATTCAAACACAAAAAAACACACTTAGTAAAAAGGTAAACGCAATGTTTCAATCAGAAAGATTGCAGGAAAAGTGGGCACCTCTCCTCAACTATGAGGGTCTTGATCCAATCAAAGATTCGCACAGAAGAGCAGTAACCGCCGTCCTGCTAGAAAACCAAGAAAAATTCCTAAATGAAGAGAAAGCTTTCCAACATGGAAATCTTTCAAATCTAATGGAAGCCCCAACTAATGCAGTTGGAAATGGTGGATACACTGGTTCAGGTGGTCAAACCGTTGCTGGTTTTGATCCTGTTCTAATTTCACTCATCCGCCGTTCAATGCCTAACTTGGTCGCATATGACCTCGCTGGCGTTCAACCAATGAATGGTCCTACCGGACTAATCTTCGCAATGCGTTCTCGCTACACTTCACAAAGTGGAAGTGAGGCACTATTTGATGAGCCAGCAACCGAATTCTCCGGTGCTCGTGAATCTCTCACCGCAACTGGTATTGGTACAACCAATCCAACTGGAAGCAATCCTGGCGTTCTTAACCCAACTGCAAGCCCAGCAGGTGATTACACCACTGGTGCAGGAATGCAGACTGGAGATGCTGAAGCTCTTGGCGTAGATAACGGTGTTGATTTCAACGAAATGGCTTTCTCAATCGAGAAAGTTGCTGTTACTGCCAGAAGCCGTGCGCTTAAAGCAGAATACAGCTTAGAGCTTGCTCAAGACCTTAAGGCAATCCACGGTCTGAATGCTGAAGCGGAACTTGCAAATATGCTCTCAACAGAGATTCTTGCAGAAATCAACCGCGAAGTTATTCGTACCATCTACAAGGTTGCTGAACAGGGTGCTGTACAAAACGTTGCAACTCCTGGCGTATTTGACCTTGACATTGACTCAAATGGTCGTTGGTCAGTTGAGAAGTTTAAGGGTCTTCTTTTCCAAATCGAGCGCGACGCTAACGCAATCGCACAAAGAACTCGTAGAGGAAAGGGCAACATCATCATGTGCTCTGCTGACGTTGCTTCAGCATTGACCATGGCTGGTGTTCTCGACTACACCCCAGCACTCAACGCAAATCTTAACGTTGATGACACTGGCAATACTTTTGCTGGTACTCTGATGGGCAAATTCCGCGTATACATCGACCCATATTCTGCTAACCTAACTTCCGCTAACGGAACTCCAGGTAATCAGTACTATGTTGTTGGTTATAAGGGTTCATCACCTTATGACGCAGGTCTATTCTATTGCCCATATGTTCCTCTCCAAATGGTTCGTGCCGTTGGCGAGAACACTTTCCAACCAAAAATTGGATTTAAGACTCGTTATGGCATTGTTGCAAACCCATTTGCCAATGCAGGTGCTATCTCTGGTTCTTCACCAAACCACGCTCTTACTGCTAACGCAAACCGTTACTACAGAAGAGTTGCTGTTAAGAACCTAATGTGATAAACGATTCACATTTAAATTAATAGTGGGGGGTCTTAAGACCCCCTTTTTTTATCTAAATACTCAAAAATACTTTAATCATGACATCAGGTCAACCAGAAAATAGAAATTTTCTATCCCCAACGGGATTTAAGTTTACATTAAAAAGAACCCCAAAAACGGCATTTTTTTGCAACTCAGCAAATATACCCGATTTAACTTTGGGCATTGCAAACCAACCAACATATCTTAAAGATATTGATGTTCCTGGAGATAAAATAGTCTTTAGTGATTTAAATTTAAGGTTTCTTGTAGATGAAAACCTAGAAAATTATATGGAAATACAGAATTGGATTAGAGGTTTGGGGTATCCGGAAAGTTTAAAACAAATATATGATTTTCAAGAAACTGGTTACATTACACCAAAAATAGAAGCACAAAGACAACTTGGTTTATATTCTGATGGAACTTTACAAGTTTTAACAAGTTCATCTATACCAAATTTTCAAATAGTTTTTAGAGATCTTTTCCCATATTCACTAAGCACCTTAAATTTTGACGCAACTGATACTGATATCCAATACTTTACAGCGGACGTAAGTTTCAAGTATACTATTTACAATATAGTTGATTTGAGTGGCAATCCTTTATGATAATTGACCTTGATAAGATTCAAAGTATGTGGGAAGAGGATTCAAAAATTGATCCCGATAATTTACATTCAGAATCTTTAAATGCTTCAATATTACATTCAAAATACTTTGACATATACAACAATATACTACTTTTAAGAAAAAAAGCAGAGCAACAAAAAAGAAATATTCGTCATGAAAGGTATGAGTATTATTCTGGAAAAGCTGACCCAGAAGTTTACACAGAAAATCCATTCCCCAAAAAAATTAGGGATAAGGACACCATGCAGAAATATATGGATGCCGATGAGAAATTATCCCAAATTTCCCTAAAAGTTGAATATTATGATGTAATGTTAAAATATCTTGAAGACATTATAAAAATGATTCATTCTAGAAATTATCAAATAAAAAATGCAATAGAGTATATGAGATTTCAGTCTGGTCTGGGGTAGATAAATACTCATAGCAATAATAATGCCATGAGTGACGTAATTATAGAAAAGAAAAATGAGGTTCACATCAAGTTAAATTGTGAACCTCATATTTTGTATGAACTTCAAGAATATTTTACTTTTGAAGTAGAATCTGCAAAATTCATGTCCCAATACAGAAGTCGCCACTGGGATGGAAAAATTCGTTTACTGAGCACCCATACTGGAGAAATTTATGTAGGTCTTTTAGATAAGGTAATAGATAAACTTAAACTACACAATTACACATACGAATTTAAAGATAACAAATTCTATGGACCACCATTTGAGATAAATGAAAACATCTCACTTGAAGGTGTTAGTGACTATATGAAATCTATTTGTTGCCACTCCCCAAGACAATATCAGATTGAGGGAGTATATGATGCCCTAAGATATAATAGAAAGTTACTAATAAGTCCAACTGCATCAGGCAAATCTTTGATGATTTATTCGATCGTAAGATATCACGTAGACAACAATCGCAAAATACTTTTAGTTGTTCCAACGACATCTTTAGTGGAACAAATGTATAAAGATTTTGAGGATTATGGTTGGAATGCTGAGTCATATTGTCACAAGATTTATTCTGGAAGAGAAAAAACAAATGAACATGCGGTAACTATTACAACATGGC